GGCTTGATCCCCGCCCCGCGCCCGGGCGGTGAGTTCGGCGACACCGGGGAGCGCCAGGGCGTTGTCAGTCGCCGCCGACAGATTAAGCATAACCTCGCTTCGCACCGCGGCGGCGGCTCTCTCTGTTCTCAGCTTCTCCAGGCGCCGCGCTGCACGGTTCAGATGGGGCGCTTGTTTGCTGTCTGGATCATAAGAGGATCCGGTCAGTCGCTCGGCGCCGGCATCGATAGGAGCCCCGCCAAGCAAGGTGTTAAAGTCAGGAACGCTGTCGATCTCTTCATGCGACAGATCCCCATCTTGCAGGATCTTGAGCGCGCCGCGGGTCTCCCCAGCCTCGTCGGCCTTCTCATATAGCGCCTTCGTCCAAGACCAGATGGTCTCCTGCACCTCGGCCGGCGTCCAGTTCTCCCCCGTTGACTTCGTCAGTGACTTGGCCGCCGCCCTGGCCCGGGCTGACATGGCTTGTGCGGCATCGGCGCCGAATAATTAGAGGCGAACACTTCCTGGTCAACCCCAGAATAGTTTGCCATCCAGGCATCGTTGGTCACCTCGTTAAAGAACCCCAGAAGGTTCAGCATGAACGAATTGACCTTCGGCCCTGATATCGAAACATCCAAGTCAATGGCCGTTTGATCTTCGGCCTGGAGGGCACGCAACGAATTGCCAAGCCACGCCTCCATGACGCTGGCCTCGCCCTTATCGCCCTGGACGTTCTCGCCTATGATCCGACTGATCATAGCCGTATCCGTCGGGCGCCCTGCGGCAACCCACCCATTCCATACATTTACAGCGTTCTCGATATTACTTTCGACAGACTGCTGCGGCGACAGAGCGGCAAGCAACGCCGCGAACCTTGGCGCGTCCTCACCGTAGATCCGACGAAGAGCGGCCACGCTCCTCAGATACCAGCCGCGTTTGGCCCTGCCGGCTATAGCGACGGCCGCCATCTCCTGAACCGACGGCATCTTGTCATACAATTCCACGATCTTCTTGGCGCGTGCGAGGTTAAGCTGGGCGACCTCATCGTCCTGCAAATACGGCAGCACCTTGGACAACCCCGGCACCCTGGCCTTCAGCTTCTTAACCCGCGCCTTGTCCTTCTTGGTCAGCTTGTACTTGTGCGCCGGCACCGGCTTGGCGTCCTCTATGCTGACACCGGGAACCTCACTCTGAAAGAGGATGCGCTGCTGGAAGTAATGCTCCGATTCTATGTGCTGCAATTCCTCGGACGTGTAAAACCCGTACTCTTTCAGAACCTCATCTTTCGTCCAGAACCTGCCCTCTCCATCGATAAAGCCCTCTTCTGGATCTTCATCTAAGAACCCCTCTTCGTCAGCAATGTTGAGATAAGCCTCTCCGTGGTTTGCCCCGTCAACGGTGGCTCCTGTCTCCCTGTCCCTAAGAGCCGGGATAAAGTCTGCTTCAACGACCCGTGCGTTTCTCTGGAACAGGTCGTTGGCCGGGAACGGCTGGCCTGATCGCAGAACATCGAGAACACGCTGGGTGTACTCGACGGTCTCCTCGGGCGTAATCTGTTCGCTGAGAAACTTGGCCTTCATCTCAGCCCTAAGGGCTTCGACATCTCGCGCCGATATCTCGCCGGCCAGCAACTGTTCCTTGATTGCCTCTAGCCTAGCACCGGCTTCCTTAGCGGCTTCGCCTCTCTTGGTGATCCCGGCGTTTAACTTCTGAAGTTCCTCAGTAGCCCTGTCGACGAAGGGGTCTCCAGGCTTCCCGGTTTTAAGGATGGCGCCGATCTCATCCATTACAATTTCAAGATCCGTCATCGAACCCGCTGCTGGCCTTTTGTCGGCTAGGTTGATGATGTTGTTGAGGCCCTTATCAATGCTCTTACGCATCTCCACGGCTCTCTCGGTGATGGCATCCTCAAGCCGCTGCGTGGCTTCTGGCCCAGGAAGGCGCTCCCTGACATTCATCACATCCAGAAGGGGCGCCACCTCTGAGTTTTTTCTATCTTCATTGAATGCCTTTTCCCCATAACCACGCACTTGATAAAAATGCGCGATATCACCTTCTGAATATCCATAGAGAAGGCCGATGTCATAGGTGTTTGCATCCTGCCTCATTATGTCATCATGGACATCTTGCATGGCCTTGGCCAATTCAGGCGTCTTCCCAACATGAAGGGTGCCCATCATATCATCGATATAAGAAAGGCCGGCTTCATCCAACCGCCGCGTCAATTCCCCTGTTTCATAAGCCTCAGACAAGGCAGAAAACTGGTCGATGTCAAGGTTTTGCGCTGGGCTTTCCCCGCTTATAACGGCCTCCAATGATGTCTTGGCGTCACGGGCGCGGCGCATACCCCCTTTGCTTGTGAGTTCATCAAACGGTAGAGGCCTCTTGACGATGAGCGGCTGGCCTTGGGCGTTGACAGGGTGTTTGGCCCTCGCCAATTCAAGATCAGCGTTGAAGGCATCAAGGTCTTTGGGGTCGATGTAGGTTTTCTCGCCGATCTTCTGATGGCCCGTATTGATGCTGGGCTTCGATATGAACATCACATCGACGATGCGCCCCTCGCCGATGGCGACCTTCAGGGCATTGATCTGCTTCTCGTTCAGCGGTGCCGAAACCTCCATGCTGATGATGTCATCCACCTTGTTGTCATCCCAGCCCCTGGCCTCCGCCACTTCCACCGACACGATGTCGGATATCATGGCCGGCGTGTTCTCTGGGTTAATGAGGGGAATGCCCTCAGCGTGCATCATGGCGTAGCGGTCCATTTCGGCGACTTCCTCGATGGTATCGTACCAGGGCTCGGCTCCAAGCTGTTCCGCCATGTACTGCCCGTAGTAGGCGCCATCATCATAAACCGAACCTTCGGCCCACGTTCCATCGGGCATCAGGTAGCCTTGCGGCCCGATACCGCTACCTGCTTCTCCCATTCCAGAAACGCTGTCGGAGAGGGACCAGCTTCCGGCTTTGTTACGAACGATGTCGCCGATCTTCTCCTCCAGCACCCCGGCATTCCTGTCTGTGATGAACGAGGAAAACGCTGGCATCGGCACGCCGGCGGCGGTTGCGGCCTCAGCGACCTCGGCGGTGGTGGCGGCGGGAGGGAGACCCAGCTTCACGGCCATGGCAGCGGTAGCGGTGGCGGCGACAGTGGCGGCCGACCCCTTCAGAAAGTCCCTCCGGGTGATGCCCTTCTCGCCCGGGACCGTGATGCCCTCGGCCTGGAGTTCCGCCACCAACTCGTTGTACTCGTCTGGGTGGATGATCGGATCGCCGCGCTTGACCTCGCCGCTGGCGACGGAGTTCTTCATCGCCTCGCGGTGGATCCGCATGCCTTCCTTGGCGGTGCGCTCGTGGAAGGTGGTGACCTCCTGGCTCATCTTCGGCGCCTTCGACTTCATCTCCGGCGCCGAGGTCATGATCTTGAGAATGTCCTCTGGCGAAGCGTTGGGTTGCTCCTCCTTGACCCTGCCCTTCAGCATCTTGATGGAACCGAGTGTCGCTTCAATGACGATGGTCAGCATCGCCATCTCCGCAGCGTGCCGGCCGCGATTGCGAAGCCGGCGCATTGCCTGCTCGGCGGCAGTTTCCTCGGCGCTTCCCTGCTCCGCAGCCATGACACGGCGAATGGAAGCGGCCATTTCGTTGCTGGTTTCGGGGTCGATGACGGCGCCAGAGAGGGTTTCCTCCTCCGGAGAGGATGATAATGCCCCAGCCACAGATGCCGCTATGACGGTCTGTACGCCCTGTGTGAGCCTATCTACGCGGCGACCTAGCTGATAGCCCTTGTGGGTCAGCGTAGCCGTCGCTGAGGCCCCGTGACGGGCCTTGATGCCCAAGGCGGTGGCCATGCCTGCCCCCTTGGACAGCTTGCCAGCGAAGTTCACCAGCCTCAGCACCTTCATGGCGCCGCTGAACGGCAGCATGAACGAGGTCAGGACGGGCACGATGGGGATGACGCCCTTCTCTCCGGCCGCCTGTTCCGCCTCCTTGACCCTGGCGCGCTGTTCGTCGAGCCACTTGGTGAGGGCGGGGCTGGTGCGCCCGGACAGGGCGGTGGTTATCTCTGATGTTGCGGCGGCGGTCTCTATGAGGGCTTCCTGGACGCCCCTCCCAACACCTGCCGGCGCGTCCTTGATGGTGGCCCCGGCTGTATGGGTGAAGGCGTCGGCCTCCTGCTCGAAGACCGAGGGCTTGGAGATGAAGAACTGCTCACCCAGCGGATCGATATCGCTCTCCGCCTTGAGATCCTCATGGTACATGTCCTTGGGTTCGGCGGGTTCAACGGGTTCGTTCTTGCCGGCAAACCAGTCATCTTCAATGCCCAGGTCCATTACTCGCCCATCCCAGGAAGAGGCACGGCCTTCGGCTCAATGACGCCGTTGATGACAGCCTTGCGGATCTTGCTCATCAACATCTGGGCATGGCCAAGTTCCTTTCTCGAGAGCTCGCCGCTCTTGACGGCCCTCTGGAGACTGCCGGCGGGGTCGTCACTGTCGAAGCCAGGGACGTTCTGACCGTACATCTTGAGGGTGGTTTCAAGGTCGGCCCGTGCGTTCTTCCGCCATGCATCCATTCCGCCCTTCACCAGTTCCCGTGCGATTACATTCGGGTCGGCGTTGGGGTCTTCAAGAACCCTGTTATGAAGTTTCACGAGGGCCGCCCCCGCCTGTGCGTTGATCTTGGCGTCGCCCTTGCGGTTAGTGGGAGAGTTGCTGTCCTTGACGATGCCGAAGGAATCCCTGATCGTCTGTGCCGCCTTCCGGGTCTTCGCATCCTGGGAAACTTTGTACTCTTTCGTGAGAGCCTCCGTCGTCGGGATGGTCAGGTGGCCATCTCTGGCGGCGTTCTTGATGTCGTCGAAGGTTGTTTCGCCGAACATGATGCCGAGGCGCAGATTGGCGACCTTCGCATGGTTGTCGAACAGCGACCCGTGTCCGGCCTTGGCGTTGAGCTCCCGCCACTTCATTGTGTCAGTCGCATCCATCCCCAGCGTCACCAACAGGTCGATGGTCTTCTGTCTCTTAACGGGGTCCACCTCATACATGAGGCTGTTCTCGAGGTTGTTCCTGTGTTTCTTCAGGGCGGCATCGTTGGCGGTTCTGTCGGCGGTGAGCCGCGACCTGATGGTGCGCTCTATCTTGCCGATGTCCTGGGGCGGGATGTGGTCGAGCCAGGTGCCGGTCTTCTTGTACCTGATGCGGCCGGTTGGCTTGCCATCCTTGTCCTTCACCATCACCTTCGCATCGGTGATGGCCTTCAGGGCGGCATGGGGTTCGCTCGTCTCGTAGAAGCCGGTGGCGAAGTCATTTATGAACTTCTCGCCCATGATGAGGCCTGACCGCATTGTGATATCGCCATTGTTGACGGCCTGGGTGATCCAGTTCTGCATGGTGGTGAAGACGTGGCCCTGCATCAGCGGGTCGTCCATGGCGATGGCGGCGGTCAGGTTGTTACGCACGTTCCGTATCAGGTTGGCGGCGTTGATCTCATGCCCCCTCGACTTGGCCTTCAGCCGCGTGCGCTCGGAGCCCCTGGCCAGCAGGTCGGAGTACTTGGCATCGGACATGACGCGGTTCTCTGGATTGGAGATACCTGCCCCGATCTTGCCCCACGCAGCACCCATGCGCTTCTCATATTCGCCCTGCATCTCGCCGGGACGATCCTTATACTCCTCCTCGACGGCGGCGCCGATCTTGATGGCCTCCTGGTAGATTGCCGATTCCGCCTTGGCGCCTTCGATCTTATCGACGCGCTTCTTCAGCCTGTCGCCGGCGGCGATCATCTTCTTGCCTTCGGCCGACATCTTCTCTCCGTATGCGGCGTGGCCGAGGCCCGACTTGGCGGCGTGCTTGTCTTCGATCACGGCAGGCAGATGCTCCCTGCCGAGGGCGCTTTGTTTCATGATGCCTGAGGGAAGGGTTACCATGGGCTAGGCCTGCATTCTAGATGGCCAGGACGGCAACGGGTTGGGGCCTACGCCGCCCCTGAGGCCACCAGACGACCCGAGGGGCGTTCTTAGACCAGGGCTAGGCGCCACGCTGGTTGCCGGCGAACTGCCGTACTTCTGGCCCAGCGTCATCATATCGGCACCGCTGGTGATCAGGCTGGCAAACGCCGAGAAGCGTGTCCCGGCGGCTTGAGAGTTGTAGTAGTTGAACATCGATATCGCGTCCCGCTCGGCGCTCTCGGCCTTCCTCTCGAGATCCTGCTTCTCCTGCTTCCTGGCGGTGAGGGCATCGGCGGCGACCTTCGCGTAGCGTCCCTCGATCTGGGCCTTGCGCTTGACCGTCGACGGATCTCCACCGCCACCACCGGCGGCAGCGTCGAAGTCGGACATCACCGCTTCCTTGATGTCGGTCAGGTCCTCGTACTCGTGTGTGCCCCTGGCTAGGGCGGCACGCCCACGGGCCCTGAGGTCGGCGGCGGTACGGCGCTGCGACTCCAATGACGCTGTCGCGGCTTCCTCGAGGCCTTTGGCGGTGGTCATCTTGCCCATGAAATCCATGACGCCGCCGGCTGTTTTCATGTCCTCTCCCATAGCCATACCTTTCCGTCTAAGTGTTTAAAGCCGAGCCGCTCAAGGAACGCCGGCGCATTCTCTATGTCCTCGTTGGCCTCGGCCTTGCAGGTATGCCCCTTGATGGCCTTCATGACCATCACGGTCATCCGCGCCGCGGTCACGGGATACTTCTCAATCGCCCCCTCGATGCCGTGCGAGAAGACGGTGACCTCATCATCTGCGTACACCATGCCGGCCAATCCGAGCACCTCTCCGTCCAGTACGGCGGCCCATGCACGATATGTGTAGGGCTTGATTTCATCTCCATAGAGCGCCTCCAGGTCGGCCCGGGTCGCCGGTCTGATGCTAGGGTACTTCACTGGTGTCCATGTGCAGCACGCTGGCCAGCACCGTACAGGGCCGGGGCGCCTTGCCGATCAGGAACAGCCTTGCGTTTGTGTTCAGTTCGCCGGGGAAGGTGATCTCCGGTTCCGATAGGTGTTCGTGGACCGTGTCATCAGCCACCGCCGCGCCGTCGATGACCTGCGGCAGCGTGTCGAGGTTGCTGGCGTCCCTGCCGAACTGAAGGCCCTTGTGGTGGACGTTGATGAGTTCCAGGCCGATCTTCTCGATCTGCTGGCGCTGGGTCAGGGTGGTGCCGAGCGATGCGCCATACGGCAGTTTCGCCGACTTGAAGGTCGATGTGTACTGGATGCCGACCACGCCGTTGGTCACCGTCGTCGCCGCGCCGCCGTCCGTCGGCGTCACCGATCCGTTGGAAACCGTAAACGTCTGGATGTCTCCGCTGGCATCGTCCAGGCACCGGCCATCCGCCCAGATCACCACGGTCTGACCGTTGAGGTGGGGGATGTCATCGATGGTCGAGCGGGGCCTGTCGTAGTTGAACTCTGTAAAGCAGTCGGCCTGCTTGTTGATGTCGCCGCCGACGCATTCGGATTCCTTGGCCCACTTCTCGAGGAAGTGCTTCTTCTGTCCGTCGACGACGCGGAGCACCTGATAGTAGACCCTGTCCTCCTCCTTGTCGGGGAAGGTGATGCAGTCGGTGATGACGCCGTCGATGCCATCGGCATCGCCTGTCTCGACGGGTATCCAGGCCCTGACCTCCTCGGCGGGGTCGTAGACCAGCACGGCGGCGGTGCCGTCCGAGCGGATGCCGTGGATGCGGGTATCTGGTTTCCGCTGCACCTCGATGTGGATGAACCCAGGTGAGCCAATGTCTGGCACCAACAGGCTGAGGTCGGTGGCGCCATAGTCGTTGTTGTCGAAGGTGTACTCGAGTTCGTAGAGCCGGTAGAGGGAGCGATCAACGAACAGGCCGCGGCTATCCACCTTGACCGGCTTGATCGCCCCCGTGCCCAGGGTCGACGCTTCCTTGAGGTTAAACTCGTCCACCGAGATCGGCTTGTCGAAGGCGTCCGATCTGATCGAGATCTCCGCGCCCTCCGTACCGATGATGAGGCGTTGCAGGCCGATGCCCCAGTTGATGACATCGACGGGGCCCTGGCCCAGCGTCCTGATCAGCGGCGCCGAGTTGCCCGTCAGTTCGTCATCGAAGGATCTAAAGGCGTCGGTCACCGAGCCGATAATCCAGTCGCGCCCAAACCACCACAGCCTTCCTTCGTAAAGGGTTGTCGATGTCGGCCAGCCTCTGCTTTCCGACCAGACCCCCTCGTACCAGTCCGGTGTGCCGGTGGTGTTGCCCATCCTCTTGACGATGGAGCCGCCCATGGAGGTCGGTGAGGTGTAGGTGTGCATCCTGACGACACCGAGGCTGCCGCCGCCGTCCCACTCGAGGGTCACGTTGGCCGTGCCTGACGTGAAGTCGCCCGTGTCGACGCCGATGCGGTAGAAGGCGATGGTGTCGTCCAGGCCGTCGTTATGCGTGGTGTTCTGGTTCGTCGTCCAGGTCGTGACATCCACCCATGAGCCCTCATCATCAATGGAACGCTGAAGCGTGACCGTGGCCACCCATGTGCCCGTGATATCGACATCGAAGATCCTCGAGTTGCCGACGCCGACCACGCGAATAGAATCCGACCACTGCGCCTCGGCAGTGATGGCGGCCGTGACCTTCTGGCCCACCGAGCGTAGGCGGAAGAGGGCGCCGATGTGGTCCGAGTTGAAGACGTTCTGGCTGGCGGTGATCGTAGCCTCGCCGCTGAGGGCGTCTGATGTCAGCGTGGTCGACGACACGTTGATGACCCTGAACGGGCCGTCCGTCGTCAGGTACTTGACCACCGACCATGATTTCGTGCCGCGGCGCTGAACCTTGTACTGCTGGTAGCCTTCGCATGCGAGGTAAACCACGTCACCGGATTGCGCCCAGCGTATCTTGCTGATGTCCTCCTCCCGATAGGGAACGGGAATCTCCATGGCACCGGGGCCTTCGATGGACACCTCGTCGACAGTGACATCGATCTCGTCGCGGTTCAGGAAGCGCACGAAGAAGTTGCCCCGAGGCGTGAAGGCGATGGAATGCACGCCCTCATCTAGGCTGCTCTCCCTGATGTAGTCCTGGCCACCCAACGAGGCGCCGATGGACATCGTCACGGGGCCGCGCTGCACGACCACCCTGATAGCATGCTGGTGAACGCCGGCGACGGAGCCTTGGCTGACCCGCATCATCTGGTCGCCGCTGGTGATGTAACTCTTGCGCCCGTAGACCTTGCTCTCGTTGTTGACGACCTTGCCGGGGCTGCTCAGGCCATCGGTGACGAAGACCTCCTGGTCGCGGATGGCGGCGTTGAACCGCGTCCCGATCAGGGACATCACGCCCTTGCCGTCGACGGTCTTCTGGGCCGAGGTGGCGCCGCCCTCGTCGCTGTCCGTCCATGAGGTCAGGTTGGTCTCGAAGGTGCCGTTGGCGATCGATGTGTTGTTGGTCGGCCTTGTCACCAGTCCCTCGCTATTGGTCAGCACCCTGAACTTGCCGGCCGATATCTCCAGGGCGGCGATGTCCTTGGTGGCGAAGACGAAGGGAACGTGCTTGGCGCGCCCGAGGCTCTCGATGATCTTCTCAAGGCCGGGGCGAAGGATCATCGACCCCAGCGTCCTCGCCATCCAGTTGGTCTGGATCGAGGCCGCCAGGGCGATGCGCTTGATGTCGGTTCTGGCCAGCGCCCTGTCATCGACGATGCCACGGTTCATCGTGGCTATAGGGGCGTTGGCCTCACCCATGTCAGCCGGTCAGGCTTGAACGGCTTCCGAGGTCGCGGCTTCCGCTGGTGCGGCTGCGCCGGGATCTCTGCCATCCGGTTTTAGGCATGAACTTGATGCCTTCTTGAAGGGCATCCTTCGAGCGTGCGTGTTTCCTTTCGTCTTCAAAGCGTTCCTTCGACTCGTCCTCGCGCTTCGGGTTGACCCGCGGCGCGATCTTCCAGGCGAGGTACGCCTCGACCATGTTGGTGAACGATTCCGGCCACAGGCTGAGGTCTCGCCCGTAGCTGTTGTCGTTGGAAACCATCCGAACATATATCTTGTCGATGTCGGCGAAGAAGTACTGCGCCTCATCCTTGAACTCGAGGTCCGTCATCGGCGCGGAGAAGTACTCGTCAGCCGACACCTCCGTGGTTCTCACCCAGTCGCTGGGTTTGGAGAAGGCCCTCTTCAGCCCGAAGCTGGGTGTGATCGAAGAGTTGTAGTCAATCGACAGCGTTCTGGTGGCGAAGTTCCAGTTGCCCATCTCGAGGCATGCCTTGCGCGAATCCTTGTCCTCATACCAGTGGTCGAGGACGTGCCTCGCTTCCTTGTCCTCGTCAACGGCAGACAGTTCAGGCTGCGACAGGATGCACAGCGCGCCGTTGTAGAGGGTCAGTTGCGTGGTCACGCGGAGACCCCCATCGCCTTCATGTGTTCACTCATCCAGGCGGCCGCTTCTTCCTTGGCCTGGAACTTGGCCTGAAGGACGGCGCTGTCTGCCTTCCGGTAGACGAAGAAGAGGTTGCCCGAGTTGAAGCCGATATCGAACAGTCTGTTCTCGACCTCCTCGGCGGTGACGATCTGGAGTTCCTGGTAGTCCAGTTCATGAATCCTGGCCGATGTCCTGTCGGCATACCGCACGAACACCTTCATGTAGAAGGCGCCGTCCTGCGGCAGAACCGTGACCTCGGTCTTCGGGCGCAGCCGTGTCGCAACATGCATCCAGAACGACGGGTCCATCACGTCCTCTCGGGAGGTGCCGGCGGGTGGCTCGGCGGTGTATGCGTTTTGCGTGGTTTCCTTCAGTTGAAGGTCCATGCCCTGGAGGCGCACGCGCCGCTCGGGTTCGGGCTCTGGGGTTGGGGTCACGACTTCGACCTGTTCGCCCTGAAGGCGGTCCCTCATTGCTTCAGGCCCCCTCCCGAGGCCCTTGGGGGTATCCGGTGTTTTGGCTTCGGTCTTCTTGCTGGCTTTCGCCATTGTCTTCATGCTCCTTTGCTGAATGAAACGGGGGCACCCGCCGTTAAACGAATGCCCCCGCGGGTTGGTCTCCGATGAGGAAACCTTACGAGGCTGAACTCACGATCAGCCCTTTAGAGAGCGACACATAGGTCGCGGCCACAACCGTTACGGAATGGATCGACGTGACGAAGGTGCCCAGCGTTGCCTCGATGGCAATCACCGTATCACCAGCAGCCATGCCGAGATCCTGTCCGTTAGAGATGTGGTCAGACGTACCGACAACGGCCGCCAGATGCGTGGAGTTGTACTTCCACGTCCTGGGCGCCGCAACGGGCTGATCCCCTGCGAGATGCGGAGGGTTGCCTGTTTCATATGCCATAGTACGCCCCCTTTACGATGCCGAACTGATCAAGCTACCGATATTGAGTGACGTGAACGTCGACCCAACGGAGTCAACCTGGAACATAACGACACCACTGGCCGCGTTGATGCTGAGAATAGCATCCCCGGGCTGCATGCCCATGTCCTTGCCATCGGAAACGAAGTCCGAGGCGCCAAGTTCGGTTTGAAGGTAAGTGCTGGGCCAGACCCAGAACTTCCCTGCTGTCGAGCCAGCCGCGATCCCTTGAACCGGGAACGGGTGGGTGCCGACGACAGTTGAACTTACTGGTGCATATGCCATGTTCTACCCTCCCTTAACTGGCTGCATACGCTGAGGCGTCATGCTTCATCTGCACGATGCCGGCGTTTTGCAACAGTACGGATCCCATGAAGACGGTGCAACGAGCCCAGGAATAATCCTGCTCTTCGTCGTAGCCGACGGGAGACTGCATGGTCTCCTTGTCGACGGCATGACCGATCGCATTGCGATGGTACATGTACGCCTTCTCCGTGGTGCCAGCCCCACCGGCTCCGACGGAGCCAGAAACGCGAGGATGGACGATCCAGTTAATGCCATACCACCGACGGAACAACCGAGCGGGGCCCGAGAACGGCTCGGAACTGACGTAATCAGCCGAGGCATATTCGGGAACCTGCATCAGGTACGCATCGAAACCCGGGGAGATGAGGCCAAACATGTTGTCCTCTTCCTCGATGTTTACGAAGTTGTCGCCGAGGATGGTCTTCGATTTCGCAATCATATCCAGGGTGGCAATCGAACTGGTGCCGGTGTCGTTGGTAGCGGTGTCCAAGATAGTGATGATGTCATCGTCAATGCGACGATTGATCACTGCCATCGAGGTCTCTTGCATGATGCGCTTCTGGTCGCCTTGGGAGGCGAACACGTTGAAGCCCGTCTTGCGAACAAGGTCATGCCACTCAAGCAAGGTAGCGGTATTCTGCGTGAGGTTGTCGGCACGGGCCGCGATGAGGCCGTTCACGCCTCGGGTGCCTGCCGTGGCACTGCCACTATCAGCAACCAAGAACACTGCCTTGTTGCCTTTAATGACTGTCTCCATGACACACGTTGAGCGCAGGCGGCTTTGCCTGTCCTCGAACCCGTGGATGAACTCCTGTCGATATTGGGTCTGATATGCAGTTTCAGCCATAGCAGATCCTTCCGTGACAGAGGTTGATTCCGTCGGGTCGGGTTAGCCACGAGCCAAGCTATTGGGAGGGTTGTCCGGTATGGGGCCTCAAGCTATTTCATGGTGCCGTCCGTTGAAATATACACTTGGTGAAGCCCGGGGCCGCGGGTCGGAGATCCGACAAGGAGGTGCGGGTTATCCGGTGGTAGTTCAATGGTGGGGAGTATAGTACCATATCTTGTGGTTCGTCAATGTTAACTGGCAAC